CGCGAGAGCCGTCGCTTCATGACGCGCTTGTCCAACATTCGCAATGCGGCCGACGCCGACATGATGAGCGATGCCGACCTGGCCCAGCTCACGGCCGTGCTGACGACGACAGAGGAATACACGCCGCAGATCATGCAGACCAAGAACCCGGCTATCAACAAGCTGGGCGCGCAACTGCGCGAGCTGCTGACGGACCTGTACTACTACAACCGCAACGCAGGCCTGGACATCGGCTTCGTCAAGGACCAGGGGTACCTGCCGCGCCTGATCGACGAGCCAGTGGTGACGGCCAACGCTGCCGAGTTCGTGCGCGACGCCACCGAGGTCTACAAGATCATCTTCGAGCGCGACACCGAGCGCCCCATGGATGCCGACGACATCGTGCTGGCGCTGCAAGCGCTGGAAAAGCGGGCACGCGATGCAGGCATGGACCTCAAGCGCGACCCCGAGCTCGACGCCTACCGTGCTGCACGCAAGGAGCTGACCAAGCTGCTGCGCGCAATGAACAGCATCGACGAGAACGACCCTGACTCAGCCGACAAGATCGACAAAGCGCAGGCCGCGCTCAAAGAATTCCTGGAGCAAAGCGGCGACGTGTTCGAGCAGGCCTACGACTACATCCGCGATGTGTGGTCGGGCAACGCGGCGGCCGAGTACCAGACCCGGATCAGCTACGGCTCGCCGGAAAACTTCAGCTCGCATTCGCCGGCAGGCTCTTACCTCAAGGAGCGCACGCTGCCACCGGAGGCCGACAAGATTCTGGCCAAGTATTACGTGCAAGACCCAATCGAGCGCGTGACAAAGTACCTGCAAATGTCGGTGCGCAAGTCCGAGTACAACCTGCGCTTTGGCCGTGACTCGCGCGGCCGCGAGAAGAACACCAAGCTCTATCGGATGCTGGAGCAGATGGTCAACTCTGGCGTGCGCAAAGAAGACCGCGAAATGGTCGAAGCCATAATTGGGCAGGTTACTGGCACGCTGCGTGACCAGACGCCTGGCGAATATCAGCGACTGCTTGGCAATGCGCACGCACTCGGCCAGATGGCTTTGCTGGGCCGCGTTGTGCTCACATCGCTGGCCGAGCCGATCACGACGGCCGTGCAGACCGGCAAGCCGCTGGATGCGCTCAAGGCAGTGGCTCTGACGATACAGGAAATCGCCAGCACCGGCAGCGTGCGTGAGCGCCGAGCCATGGCCCGCGTGCTGGGCATTGTGTCCGGCGACTATGCCGACGAGATGATCGCAAACCGCCTGGGCGGCACGTTCGCCGAGTCACCCAACATGACCAAGGCGTCGGCAAACTACTTCCGGCGCGTCGGACTGACGGGCCTGACCAACGCGCAAAGGCGTGCAGCTATGCAGCTTTCTGGCAGCTACGTGCTAGAGCTGGCGCATACCTTGGACGACGACCAGGCCAGCGCCAGCGACAAAGGCTTTGCGCGCGCCGAGCTCACCGACGCTGGCATCCAGCCCGAGCAGATTGAGGCCTTCGTGGAGTGGTCGCGCGAGTACAGCACTCGCATGCCGCGCCACGACGAGCTTATGGACGTGGACGGCAGCCTGACAGACATGGGCCAGATTTACGCCGTGATGGTGGGTCGCCTGGTCAACCAGTCCATCCAATCGCCCTCGGCCATTGACCGACCGTTCAGGGCCAACACGCCTGGCGGCCGACTGACCTATGGCCTGCTGTCCTTCACGATGGCGTTTTTCCGCAACGTCATGATGAAGTCTATCAAGAAGGTCGAGCGCGAATACAACGAGCGCGGCGCAGCGCAAGCGGCCAGCGTGGCAGCGTTCCAGGTCTTGGCTCCGATTGCCAGCCTGTACATGGGCCACCTGCTGGTGACCATCATGCGCGAAGCGCTGCTCAACCCGGACAAGTGGGAAGAGGAAGAAAAGAAAGAAGGCGGCTTTCCGATCAAGTGGCTGGCGCAGCTCGCCTTCAGCCGCTCTGGTTTCACCGGCCTGGCCGACCCGCTGTACAACGCGCTCATGGGCGTCAAGTACCAACGAGATTTGACTGGGCTGCTTGCTGGAGCGACCTATGGTTACGCTGCTCAGGCAGTTGAGCGCATCGTCAAGTATTTCGCCGTCAACAGCGAGAACACCAACAGCGCAGAGCGTAACGCCGCCCGCGGCCTGTATGAGCTGACAGTGCAGCCTGGCCTGGCCTACGTCACCGGCGCGCTGCCTGGCGGACCTGCCGTTGGCTACGGTCTGGGCGCGAGCTACATGTACATGACGTCGCCGGCCTTCAAGTCGCAGTGGCAAACCTGGCTCGCCGGCGAGAAGGAGTCCAAGCAGAAGAAGGCAGGCAGCGGCCAGCAGGAGGATCGACTGTGAGCAACTTCGAGAGAGCCTATGAGGCCATGATCCGCGATGAGGGTGGCTATGTCTTGCACAACGTCGCGGGGGATCGCGGCGGCATGACTTACGCCGGCATCGCGCGCAACTTCAACCCTGATTGGGCTGGATGGGCGTTCATCGACCGTGGCCAGGTACCGCCGACTGACATGGTGCGCGAGTGGTATCGGATCAACTACTGGACGCCGATTCAGGGCGATGCCATTGAGCACCAGGCGGTGGCAGCCAGCATCTTCAACTTCGCCGTCAATACCAGCGCACCAGGGCGCCCGACGGTGGCCGTCAAGCTGGCGCAGCTCGTAGTCGGAGCAACGCCGGACGGGTCATTCGGCCCGCGTACCGTGCAGGCGCTAAATGCCTTCGACCCCGACAAGTTTGTCATGGCCTACGCACTGGCAAAGATTGCACGCTACCGCGACATCGTGACCCGCGACCGCACCCAGCAAAAGTTTTTGCTTGGGTGGATCAACAGAACGCTGGCAGGAGTGGCAGCATGAATTTTCTTGGCATTGGATCTGTCATCGAGTCCGTCGGCAAGGTTGCTGGCGACCTCATCACCACGGACAAAGAGCGCATGGAGTTGGGCCTGCGCGAGAAGGAGCTCGACCAGCGGCCTGACATGGCGCAGATCGGCGTCAACAACAGCGAGGCTCAGCATGCCAGTGTCTTCGTGGCGGGTTGGCGCCCATTCATTGGCTGGGTGTGCGGCTATGGATTCGTCTACCAGTACATCGTGCGGCCATTGCTGCCTTGGATGCTGACAGTGGCCGGTGTCAGTGATGTGCCACCGCTGCCGGCGCTGGATGGCTCGCTGATGGAGCTAACCGTCGGCATGCTTGGCCTGGGCGCGCTGCGCACCTTCGAGAAGTCGAGGGGATTGGCGAAGTGATGGACCAAACCACACACCGAGGCGATGTTGCTGAGCTCATGGCCGCCGCAGAGCTGGTCAAGCGAGGCTACATCGTCGCTCGTCCACTTACCAATGGAGCCGCATACGATCTGCTGGTGGACACCGGCAGTAGGGTTGTCAAGGTACAGGTAAAGCGCGCAAGTCGCTTGGCCAATGGCAGCTTCAGAATCAAGCTCACATCCTCCAAATACCACCGAGGGAGGCAGGCAATTTCTTACGCCGGAAGAGTGGACTGCGTTTTGGGAGTTGAGTGTTCAGCCGGACTTTTCTTCATCGTCCACGGAGAAGACCTAGACCGCTCTGAGATTGCGATTCGCGATGCGCAGGCCAAGAACAATCAGGCCAGGAGAGTGCGCAAAATCGCCGAGCATGATATGTCGGCAATGTTCCCCATCATCGGGGAAATGGTAGGACGTAGTGGGTTCGAACCACTGACCCCCTGCGTGTGAAGCAGGTGCTCTACCCCTGAGCTAACGTCCTATTCCTGGGCAAAAGCGCAACGAACAGCGCATCTGACGACGTGTCTGATTACCTCAAACCCGCATGGATACTAGCTTTGCGGCCGATTTACCTTACGCAACCTAGTGGTTGTGTGAAGGCAAAGATCGGTTCGCGCCAAACACGTCATACACAAGGAATTTCAACAGCTTAGACCGGCGTTGTCTTGTTGTTGTATGACAGCCAACAGCGCAAAAGCGCAGTAAAAGGGGCATTTAGCGCAACCAAAAGCGCAGAGTGATGACCCGTGACAGCCTGTATCCCGGCCGACAACATGGGCATGATCTAGGCCGCCTTGAGCTTTGCCAGCGCCCCCCGGAGGTACTGCGGAGACAGGTGCAGGTAGTTCTTCTCGACGGTGGCGATCGAGTCGCCCAGCATCGCGGCAATGTCCGTCATCGGCGCGCCGGCCTGAGCCAGGCGGGTGGCCAGCGTGTGGCGAAAGGTGTGGGCCGTCACATCCTGTAGGTGGTGGCGCTCGCAGAACCGCTCCATGGACTTCCTGATCTGGCCGCTGTGGTCGAGCACAAACGGGCCCGTCGCCTCTCCCTTGCACTTGCGCAGGATGGGCAGCAGGTCGTCGCTGATCGGAATCGTCGGCCGGCGCTTGGTGGTCTGGTGGCGCCCCCACGGGTTGAGCTGGACCAGGCCGTGCTCCAGGTTCACCTGATCCCACGTCAGGGTGCGCAGGGCCTCGGAGCGCGCGCCGGTTTCCATGAGCAGCCACAGGTAGCGGCTGATCCGGTCCATGCGCTCGCCATCGGCCGGCGTGCAGGCCTTGCGGATCGTGGCCAGCTCGGAGTCGCTGAGCACGCGATTGCGAGCCGGCGGTCTGGGCGGCAGCGGCACGTAGGCCAGCTCCATCGGGTTGACCCGGTGCTCCTTGGGCTCGACCTTCTTGACCATGAAGTTGAACACGGCGCGCAGGATGGTGAGCTCCTTGCGCACAGTGCCCGGCGACACAGCTCGCGGGCCAGTGGTCCCTGTCAGTCTCGCCTTGGTGTAGGCCTCGACGTCCTTGCGCGTGATTTCGGCCAGCGTCTTGTCGCCGAACCAGGCCCCCAGCCTTTTGCCGATGTGCTCAAGAGACTCGGGCGACGCCACCGTCGGCCCATGCTGCTGGATGTAGAGCCGGAATGAACCGGCCAGCGTCAGCGGATCGCGTGAGTTGGCATCCTCCGAACGTGCCTTCATCCAACCCTGAAACCGATCTTGCGCGATTTGTATATCGCTCGTCCGAAGGCTTGTTCGCTGCGAGCGGCCCTCGTCCGAGTAAATGACGTACCAGGTGCCATCGACTTCTTTGAGTCGCGGCGGCAGTTGTTTTCTTGCCATTGGATCTTCCTCCGAATGTATTCCTCGACCGATTGACGGGTTATCAGGATCGGCGCACGGCCAGCGCCCGGTATCCATTGCAGCTCACCAGCCTGACGCAGCTCTCGAACGAAGCGCCGGCTGCGGTGAAGCAGCGCAGCGACGTCGGCTTCGAGCATCAGGTCGGTCACTTGTGCTCCTGAGCCATCATGAAAATCTGCATGGCGATCTTCTTTGGCAGGCGCATGTTCAGCTTGAGCCACATGTAACCCTCTTCGTTAGGCACATCGCGCAGCTCAAACGTCGGCTCTTGTCTGGCGTGTGCCGACTCGTAGTAGTTCGGCAGCAGCTCTTCGGGGCGCACGCGCAGCACGCCGGCCATCTTCTCCAACGCCTGCGGCGAAGGAATGCTGCGGCCGCGCACGTAGGTGCTGATCGCATCGCGCGCCAGGTCGCAGTGGCGAGCAAATTCGCTCTGCGTCCATCCTCGTTCAGCGATTTTGTTGTACAGACGTTTTGCAAACTCGGCTTTGACTACATGCCGATTGTTCAAGACGTCCGGCTCCTGCGCCTTCTTCAGCGCTGGCTTTGGTTGCGTCACATACCTTGGCATCGTTACTCTCCTGTTAATGGCGTACAAGTTGTACACCATGAATGCGGAGTGTATGGCATTTCTGACCACTGCCGCAACAGCAATCGGTGACAAAGTGTTGACAAGTTGTATGCCGTCCGCAAGAATCCCGCACCATGCAAACGGCTAAATCCGACAAAACTGACAAAAGCACCAAGGTCGATGTGCGCGGGTTCATCGAGTTCTTCGGTGGCCAGGCGGCAATGCGCGCACTGTGGACGACGCAAGGCCTTCACCTAACAAAAGGAGCGCAGGACAAGTGGATCATGCGCGATACCGTCCCCACGACTCGCGTCCTGGAAGCGGTACAGGTGGCTCGAAAAAAACGCATGCCATTTGACTTCAACAACTTCGTACACACCCGAAAGGCAAAAAAGAAATGACGACGTTAGAAAAAGAACAGCAAGAGGATCTGACATGGGCGCAGTCCGTGCTCGGTGGGCATGGCTGCGATTGCGATGATCCGGAGGTAGCTTGCAACATGCTGTCGGAGCTCTTCCGACACGGCGTGACGGCCGAAATCAGACAGGCCGCCAGCGCTTCCTTGCTCAACTACACACCCGAAGTCGCATGAAGATTGCCGGTATTGACCCAGGCCTGTCCGGTGCCGTCTGCGTTTTTGACGTGGACAAGGGAATGCTCACGATCCTCGACATGCCGACGGTCGAGGTCAAGTCCGGCAAGACCATGAAGCGCAGGCTCAGCGAGCCAATGCTGGCTGAGTTGCTGCGCCCTCACGAGATTGGGCACGTCGCTTTGGAGCAGGTGTCTGCGATGCCTGGCCAGGGTGTCACGTCGATGTTCAACTTTGGCCAGACCTACGGAGCAATCCGCGGTGTGCTGGCTGGCCTGCGCATCCCCGTCACGATGGTGACGCCGGCCAAGTGGACGCGCGATCTGAAAGTGGCTGGCGGCAAGGACGCCAACCGCCAGCGCGCGGCCCAACTCTTCCCGGCCTACGCCGCATCGTTCGCCCGAGTCAAGGACGATGGCCGTGCGGACGCCGCCTTGCTGGCCTATTGGCTGGCTTCTTTTGCCCCGAATGTCTGAAATGACGACCAACATCACCACACATCAAACACGCCCGTTCGTCATCGTACGGGCCGAGCAGCGCAGCCCCGAATGGTTCGAGGCCAGACTGGCCCGCGTCACTGGCTCGATGGCCGCCAACGTGTTCGACAAGACCAAGAAGGGCGAGCGCACCGCCGGCTGGAAGAAATACCAGGACCAGCTCTTGGCCGAAGCACTGACCGGGATCAGCGCCGACGACGTGTACGTGACTTTCGAGATGCAGCGCGGCATTGAGCTGGAGCCGATTGCACGTCGCGCGGTGGCCAAGCGCCTGGGTGTGCAGATTCGCGAGACCGGTTTCCTGGCGCACACCAGTCTGCGCGCCGGCAGCTCGCTCGACGGCGACATCGACGACTTTCGCGCCGTGGTCGAGCTCAAGTGCCCCAAGACCACGACGCACCTTAACTACATCGAAGGCAAGACCTTGCCAGAGGACTACCACGGGCAGGTGCTGCACAACCTGTACGTCAGCGGCTCCGAGTCCCTGTTCTTCGGTTCGTTCGATGACCGACTGCCGCCCCACCTTCAACTGTTCCTGGTTGAAGCGAAGGCCAAAGACATGCCGCTGGAAGAGTACGACCGCGACCTGCGTGAGTTCTTGCAGCAGCTTGAAGGCCGCATCCAGGCGCTGGCCACGCCGCAACCCGCGTAAATCCAAGGAGAAACCATGAGTGAAGTCCAACGTGAAATGACCTACGGCGAGAAGGCCGTAGGTCTGACTTTCAACCCGAGCAACGACCCGACTGTGCAGGCGATCAAGCAAAAGTTCGCCGACGTGATCGACGAAATCCACGAGCTGCGCACCAACCAGCCCAACGCCGAAATCGCACGCATGGCCAGCATCGCCATCACCGAAGCGCAGAGCGCGCAGATGTGGGCAGTGAAGGCCGCTACTTGGAAGTTCTGACATGCAGCACGAGAACGACTACCAAGCAAAGCAAGCCATCGAGCAGCGCGACCGCCGCGTGCAGATTGAAGGTGCATACAACGGCGCTCAGCTCAAGCCCGAGGCGGCGGACCCGTGGCGCAACCGTTCCGCCGGCATGCGGTGCCAAACCTGCATTTGGTTTGCGCGCAAAGAGCCGACCGGTTTGATTGCAAGCGTCAAGGCTACCGAAGTCGGACGCTGCCGGCGTCACGCCCCGACCATGGGCGGTTACCCCGTTGTCTACATGTCCGACTGGTGCGGCGATCACCGCATCGACGAAAACAAGATTTAAAGGAGCAAAAGTGACCCAACGCATCTACACCGTGAAGAACAAGGCCGACGGCACCAGCCGCCTGGTCATGGCCACCAACCCGTCGCAAGCGCTGCGCCACGTTGCGCATGCGCAGTACGACGTAAAGGCATCCAGCGCCACCGACGTCGCCGAGCTCATGGGTGCCGGCGTCAAAGTCGAAACCGTTTCCACCACCACTGAGGAATGAACATGGCAATCCGACCATTCACCGACACCCTGCACGCCCTGCGCTTCGGCACGCTCAACGACGACCTGAGCGAATCCCTGCACGAGCTGATCGAGAAGTGCGCCAACACCGGCAAGGCCGGCTCGCTGACCCTGAGCCTGACGCTCAAGCCCGGCAAGGGCGGCCAGATCGAGATCATCGACGACATCAAGGTCAAGCTGCCCAAGGAAGAGAAAGGCACCACGCTGATGTTTGCCACGCCCGAAGGCAACCTGACCCGCGAAGACCCGCGCCAGCTCAAGCTTGAAGGCCTGCGCAGCGTGGACATGGAAACCGGCGAGCTCAAGAAAGTAGGCTGACATGCAAGAGATGAATAACACCCAGGCTGCGATCAATGCCGGCATCGGTATGACCGAGCATCGCTCCATCGAAGGCCATCGCTTCGCCATCGTGCCCGACGGTGCGCAGGTCCAAGACCTGGAGCACCTGCAACTGGCGCCGACGCGCAAGCGCGGCATCGTCAGCCTGCGCGACACCGGCAGCTTCATCACCGTGGTCAATGCGGACAAGACGCCATCGACCAGGCTGTACGGCAGCTACACCAACCCGCAGTTCATGGCGGTGTTCAACGACCACGCCGACACGCCGGCCGGCTGGCAAGACCATCGCGCCGTGTACGCCTGCCCCACGTCGGTCGAGTGGAAGACATGGACCGCACAGAACGGCAAGCAGATGTCGCAAGTGGACTTTGCGCAGTTCATCGAGAACAACCTGCCCGACGTGGCCGACCCACCGGCGGCCGACATGCTGGAAATCTCGCGCAGCCTGGAGGCCAAGAAGAAGGTCAACTTCGCCAGCGGCATCCGACTGGCCAACGGCCAGAACGAGCTGACCTACGAAGAAGAAGTCAGCGGAACGGCAGCCAAAGGCAAGTTGCAGGTGCCCGAGCTGTTCACCATCGGCATCCCTGTGCTCGAAGGTGGCCACCGCTACGCCGTGCAGGCGCGGCTGCGCTACCGCATCCAGGACGGCGGCCGCCTGACGATCTGGTTCGAGCTGGTGCGTCCACACAAGATTCTCGAAGACGCGGTGCACGCCGTGTGGATAGAGATTCAGGACAAGACCGGCCTGACCGTGCTCAACGGCGGACTCTGAGATGGCAATGCTCAACCACTTCCAACGTGAACGCATCAAGGCCCAGGTGCGGCCACTGATCGACGACCAGCACCAGGCGACGCAAAACGATGCGCTTGAT